CCATACCTTAGACGACCACATCTCTGAGGCTCTCTCTTTTCTGTCGTACGGGTTCGCTTGGTTTGAGGTGATCTACAAGCGCCGTGAAGGGATGCTGACTACCAACCCTAAGAAGCGTTCCAAGCATGATGATGGTCGTATCGGTGTCCGTAAGATCGCTGTCCGTGCCCCTTGGACTGTAAACAAGTTTGATGTAGACCAAGTGTCTGGCGATGTCTTGGGTTTGTTTCAGGACACTGGCCGTTTCAATGGGTCTCATTACATCCCGGCTCGTAAATCCCTTTACTACCGCACTACCAGCATTAACGGCGATCCTTCTGGTCGTTCCGTTCTTCGTAATGCTTATACGTCGTATGAGTATCTGAACAACCTTCAGTCGATTGAGGCTATCGCTGTAGAACGGGAACTGGCAGGTATTCCTGTCGCTCGTATCCCTGCTGAATACCTCTCCAATGATGCTTCTACTGCTCAAGCTGGCTTCGTGAACAACCTCCGTCAGGTTCTTCGTGATGTCAAGTTCAATGAGCAAGGCTACATTATTCTCCCGTCGGATACTTACCCGGATAAAGATGGGGCACCTACCAATACTCGCCTAGTTGATGTTGAACTCATGGCGTCTAATGGTAAGCGTAACATCGACATTGACCCCATCGTAAAGCGGTATCAGCACGACATTGCTCGTAGTGTCCTGTCTGAGTTTCTTCTGCTTGGATCGCAGGGCGGTTCCTACGCTCTCTCCAAGTCGAAGACAGACCTGTTCCTCCGTGCGCTTGAGAGTTATATCCAAGCAATCGTAGATGTTCTCAACAAGCAGTTGGTCGAGCGTCTCTGGGAGTTGAACGGTCTGCCCTTTGATCTGATGCCCCGTATTGAAGCTGGGGATGTCGCTCCGCATGACCTCCGTGAGATTGCAGCCTTCCTGCGTAACCTCAACGGCGCTAATATTGATGTCAGTACTCACCCAGAGGTTATCCAAGATCTTATGGATATCGCTGAACTCAACTACGACCCGTCCGTAGGCCAACAACAACAAGAAACGCCTGAGCCGGAGCAGTGAATATGCGTGATGAACCTTGGCACCTAAGTAAGTCCGTCCCATTGTCCATCATCTTTGCTGTCGTCGTCCAGACTGTAACTCTTGTTTGGTTTATTGCTGGCCTTAATGCAAGTATCGACAATAATACTCGTGATATTGTAAGGCATGAAACTCGCCTTGAGTCCCTTGAGACTAGCGTTCAGAACCAAGCTATCGCTGTAGCCCGTATGGACGAGAACATTCAAGCTATCCGACAGATGTTAGAGCAAATGGCTAGGGGTAGGTAACAAGCCCTAAACAAGGGTGAGTTTAATGCCCAACAGGATATTACAAGAGAACTCGGATTATCTATTAACAGAAGATAGCGAGTTTCTGGTTAATGACCTCGATCTACAGCAAGACCTACAAGAGATACAGGAATTAAAGCAGATGTTCGGAGGCTGGCCTAGACGCAATTATGAAGTGCCTGACGGTCGTCTAGTTCAGGCCGAGCGGGAGATTGAGCGTCAATTTGGTCAAAAGGTATCGGTTGATCGTAAAGCTAAATCTCTTATTAAGTTTGGTAAGTCAGTTCCTCTGGCTACAGGTTCTCTTCAAACAGTCTGGACCGTGGGTGGTAACGAGACTTACGTTGCTGCCAATACCATCGACAGCATCTCTTCTTCTAGCGCCCTAGATAATCAAGAAATCTATCTTGAGTGTCACACACTAGACGGAGACGGTAACTTTAGTTTCTTGTCTCAAGTTGTTACTCTGAATGGTCGTAACCGTGTGGCCCTACCCGTTCCTGTCGCTCGTGTTTCTCTGGCTTACAATAATAATGGCTCCGAGCTTGCTGGTAGGGTTGCTGTCTACGAGAATACGGCTTTGACTGGTGGTATTCCCACTGACACCTCTAAGATCCACATCGACATTCCCCTTGGACTACAGGAATCTTTTAAGGCAGCAACAACTTTCAGCGAGAGCGATTATTTTATTCTTACTGGTGGGTTTGGGTCAGTTAGTCTTAAGCAAGACGGCGCTGCTGATTTCTATTTAGAAATACGAGAAAAAGATAAAGTGTTCCGTCAACTTGCAGCAGTGAGTGCAGCTTCAGCAAGCCCTTGGACTATCAATTTAGACCCCGCAGTTGTCCTTCCAACAAACTCTGACATCCGTGTCCGAGTAGAAACTAGCGCCAATAATGTTGTCGTTTTTACTGTCTTCCAAGGCTACCTAGCTAAGGTTATTTAATATGCCCTACTCTAGCAACTCAGATCTTCCCAAAGCTGTCCGACAGACTGTCCCTGAAGACAAACATTCCCAGTTTCGTCAGGTGTTCAATTCTGTCTATGAAGATACTAAGAGTGAACAACGGGCATTTCAAGCTGCTTGGTCCGCTGTAGAAAAGGCTGACGAGGAGGTCGAGAAGAGCTTGATGGACAGCCTACGACAAAAAGCTACAGCGTTTAACGAGAAGTATGGGGCAAGGTCGTGTGACCGCAGCTAAACTCAAGCAAGTCTATGACCGTGGTATTGGCGCTTACAAGACTAACCCAACCTCAGTCCGCCCTAATGTGTCGTCTAAAGAGCAATGGGCACATGCACGAGTGAACAGTTTCCTTCGTATTGTCCGTGGAGCTAAGTCAGCTACCCACGACAAAGACCTCCTTCCAGACGTTAAGAAGGCACAATACGCTAACGACATCTTCACTACCGAAATGGAAGCTCGTGCCCGTAGTATGGACCTTGGTCTTGAGGGAAAGGTTCACGTCCACGAGTATGGTGGTCAGGCAGTCTATATGCCCGGTGAAGACCATGAAGATTACCTTGAGCATTACGCAGAGGCTCTGGAAGGCCCTCAGGAAGCCCAAGAGGATGATCTGGAGGGTGACTACCCTGAAGAGCAAGACGACCGCTCAGAGGCCCGCCTAGAGGCTCTGCGAGTGGTTATTCAAGAGATCCTCAAGGAAGACATCCAGAAGGCTGAGTATCAGGGCGAGAAAGTAACGCTCAACAAGCCACGTCGTATTCAGGGTGGCAGTAAGAAGTTTGAAGTTTTCGTCAGGGATGGTGACAAGGTTAAGAGAGTGACCTTTGGTGATCCTAACATGGAAATCCGTCGTGACGATCCTAAAGCCCGCGCCAATTTCCGCTCCCGGCACTCTTGTGACACAGCTACAGATAAAACTTCTGCACGTTACTGGTCGTGCCGTATGTGGGAGGCCGATACATCGGTGAGTGAGATGACTAAGAACATTGAAGGTAAGATCCTTAAGGCAGACGACGAACAGCGCATGGTCTATGGCTGGGCTTCTGTCGTTACCGAAAAGGGCGAGGCTGTCATTGACCGTCAGGGTGACGTAATCGAACCTGAGACGCTTGTCAAGGCAGTTAATAATTTCATGGAGCATGTCCGTGTAGGTAAGGCAATGCACGTTGGCGACCAAGTTGGTGTTGTCGTCCATTCGATGCCTGTCACTAAAGAAATCGGAGAAGCTCTCGGTATCCACTCTGATCGTGAAGGTTGGGTTGTAGCCTATAAGGTTTATGACGACAACGTATGGAACATGGTCAAGAGCGGTGAGTTGGCCGCATTTAGTATTGGCGGTCGGGCAGTGAAGGAGGACTACTGATGCCTAACCTTCTTAAACAGCTTGAACTAGAGGAACTGTCTCTGGTGGATCGGCCCGCCAATGCACAAGCGATGGTTTCACTCTTCAAGCGCGACACTTCGGGAGAAGTTACCAAGATGACTGACGGTCAAAAAGAAGAAATGGATAAGATGTCGGAAGACATGAAGTCCAAGATGAAGATGTATATGGAAGAGAAAGGCATGTCCTACGACAAAGCCAAAGCCATGTGCGAGAGTGATATGAAGAAGTCCGACATCTCGGATGAAGTGGAAACCCTGAAGGCTGACCTTGAGCGTTCCCGTAAGGAGTGTGAGCGTCTTACTAAAGCTCTCCTCGACAATGGTTTTGTCATCAAGTCTGAGGCCATCGAAAAGAAGACTCAGGAAGAAGAGATGATGGAAGTCGAAGGTGAGATGGTCGCCAAGTCCGCTATTCCCGCCCCGGTCCTTAAAGCCCTTGAAGCTGCTGCTTTTGAAAAGGCTGACGTTGAACTGACCAAGCGGGCAACTGAAACCCTTCCGCATTTTGACATTAAGGCTGCTAAGGCTCTGCTGAAGTTTGACCTTGATGAAGAAGTTATGGCTGCTCTGAAGGCTGCTGATGCACTCTTTGAAGGCACCATGACTGAAGTTGGTAAATCGGATGCAGATGGTGAGTTCGCTTCTGCTAACGACAAACTGGATGCTCTCGTTAAGAACTACATGGAAGAGCATCAAATGAAGAAGAGCCAGTATGCTACTGCATATGCTGCTGTCGCCAAGACCGACGAAGGCAAAGCTCTGATCGCAAAGTCCTATAAAGGAGAATAATTATGGCTGTGATCCAAACGCGGGATACCCGCACCTTTATCGCTGGCGAAGACCTCTCGGCAGCACAATTCAAGTTCGTTACTCTGGAATCGGACGGTCAAGTTGATCTGGCAGATGCTGCTGGTGAAAACGCTATCGGTGTCTGCCTTGTTGGTGGTGCCGCTGGTGCTGCTGTGACTGTTGCCGTTTCGGGCAAAGTTATGGTTGAAGCTGGCGATACGATTGCTGCTGGCGCTGCTGTCCAGACGGATGGTAACGGCGATGCAATTACTGCTGCAACTGGTGATGTTGTTATGGGCTACGCTCTGGAAGCTGGTGTCGATGGTCAGATCATCGCTATTGAGCTTATCCAAGGCGGCAACGTCGTCCCGGCCTGATCTAGAGCATAGAAAGGAATAATAATATGCCTCTTTTGACCCCTTCGCAGGTGCATATCGACCAGCCGCTCTCTAACCTGACGCTGGCGTATGTGCAAGAACAAACCAACTTTATCGCTGACAAAGTGTTCCCGACCGTGGGTGTGCAGCGTCAGTCGGATAAGTATTACATCTACGACCGTGACAACATGAACCGCTCTGGCGATGTCCAGAAGCTGGCTCCGCGCACGGAAGTGAACCGCATCGGCATGTCGCTCTCCAACGACAGCTACTTTGCTGATGTGTATGGCCTTGGCATGGACTTCGATGAGCAGACGCTCGCCAACGAAGATGCTATGCTGGACATCCGCGCTGCTGGCGCTCAGACCCTCGTCAACCGCCTGCTGATCCACCGTGAAGAGCAGTTCGCTGAGACGTTCTTCAAAGCAGACGTGTGGGGCACTGACTACGACGGTGTTGCTAACGCTGACAACGATACCGCAGCGGAAGTGACCCAGTGGTCGGACTACGACAATTCGACCCCGATCTCGGACGTGACCCTTGGCCGTCGCACGATGCAGCTTAAGTCGGGTGGCTTCAAGCCGAACACGATGGTTGTCGGTAAAGAAGTCCGTGACGCTCTCATCAATCACCCGGATATCCTTGCTCGCCTGAACGGCGGTGCGACCGTGACGAACACGGCTCTCATCACCGACGCCAAGCTGGCAGAGATCTTTGAGGTCGAGAACTTCTACGTCATGGAAGCCGTCAAGAACACGTCGGTTGAAGGTGTCGCAGAAAGCAACGCATTCATCGGTGGTAAGTTTGCCCTGCTGGTCCATGCTCCTCGCAATGCTGGTCTGATGACCCCTGCTTCGGGTCTGACCTTCGCTTGGAATAACGTCCCCGGCGTGAACAACCTCGGTGTTACCGTGGAATCGTTCTCGGACGATGCTCTGAAGCGTCAGCAGGTTGCAGAACACATTCAGGTCAAGATGTCCTACGACATGAAGATCGTGGGTGCTGATCTGGGTGTCTTCTTCAATACGATTGTCGCCTGATTTTAATCTTCATCTGGGGGCTGCTTTAGGGTGGCCTCCAGATATTACTCCTACCCCGACTAAGGAGACTTACTACTATGCCACATCCTTCCTATCTTGGCTGGCAAATCGACTGGCCGCTCTTCGTGAAAATCCCCTTTGGTAACTACAAGAAGGGTGACCATTACGACTGGGTTAAGAATGACATTGAACCTATCCGTGTCTCTCAACTCTATATCACGGGCCATCTCTATCACAATAAAGACCTTGAGAAAGAGAATAAAGTAGGGGATCGTCTCAATGAGATGTCGTATGCCCAACTGAACACTCTTGTAACCCTGCTTAATGCAGAAGTCAAGGCGAGAACAAATAGCACTGCTGAATACACCTCTAAGAAGGTTAAGCAGTCTAAGATCGAAGAGAAGCAGAAGGCTCTTGTCCGTAGCTTCCTCCGTCATAACCGCTGGATCGAAGAGAAGTTCTACGAGATCCGTGATAACATCCTAGACGATGAAAAGTCTTCTGACACCTCACAGGAGTGATAAATGAGTTGGTCTTACGATCCTACCAATCTGGACACTTCCACTTCTGCGGGTCAGTTGAACTCTGTTCGTCTCCTTGTTGGTGATACTGACACTAACGACCAGCAAGTCCAGAATGAAGAGATTACTTTCGCTTTGTCTGAGACAGGCGACAACATTTATTCTGCTGCTGCTTGGGTTGCTAGGACCATTGCCTCTCAATACTCCCGTCGTGTGAGCACTCAACTGGATGGCGCTCTCTCTGCCGACTACTCAGATCTAGCCGAACAGTACTATAAACTGGCTGAAGATCTTGAGTATCGTGGTAAGACAAATGGGGCAGTCCTTGGTGTTGCTGCGGGTGGCCTCACGATTAGCGACATCCAAGCTGTAAGGGCCAATACCAATCGGGTAGAGGGTTCTTTCCGTCGTGACCGTTTCCGTAATCCTCCGGGGTATGAAACTCCTGAGTATGAGTGAGGGGTCAACAATGTCCTTTAGATCGGCAGACCTTCTTAGGCTCATTAACGAACACGGTAAGAACCTCACATATACCAAGAAGGGTTCAGCCACCTACGACCCCACTACTGGTGACACGACCTCTACAGAGACTACAGCGACTGTCAAGGGTTACTTCTACAACTACAGTGTAGGAGACATCACAGGCTCTAGTATCATCGTTGGGGATCGTCGTCTCGTTATTTCCACTGTGGATACCTCTAATACAACTCTGACCGCTCCCAGCAAAGGTGATGAGTTCTCAGGTGAAGGTGATGAGGTTGTTGTCGTATCAGTGGAGCGTATCATGTCAGGCTCTAACCCCGTTTGCTATATCTGTCAGGTGAGAGAATGACGGCCCTTAATGTTCAAGTCAATCGTGGCTTAGACGGTAAGTTCCGTAAGCTAGAGGATTTGGTTGAGGATTTTAGGGACTTGTATCTTCAAGGTATGGCAGATCAGTTGGTCCTCAACTCCCCTGTTGATACTGGCACATACATTACTGCCCACAATATCGGAACGTCTCAAGTCCCCGCTACAGAATCTTCTGAGGGTAAGCCAAGGCAGCAGCCTTATGAGGTTTTTGCTCAGGCAGCAAGAAATGGTTTGTTCCTAGACATCAGGATGTTACCTGAAAGCTCCAATTCCGTCGTGTTCTCTAATGCAGCGTTCCACTCTGATGAAGTAGAATACGAACACGGATACGCTCCTTATCGTAAGACTGCCAGAGAACATAGTCGCATCGCATCACAAGCTGAAGCTGAAGCAAAGGCTAGGAATAGATGAGTGTAATCTACAAGAAGATCAGGGCTGCACTTGAGAAGCACCTAGTCGATGCCTCTTTTGACTTGCCGGATATCGCTTGGGAGAATGTAGAGTATTCCCCGACGACAGGAACTCCTTTTATCAAGGTTCAGTTCCAACCGACCTCCCGACGCCCTTCTGTCATGGGCCTCCTCCCTGAGCATCGTTACCAAGGCATTATGACTATTCTGTGCTATCAGCCTGAAGGTGGTGGTCCCGGTAACTCTCAGGATTTGACAGACCAACTCCTGTCTCACTTCAACTCGACTACGGATATCTCTTGGGACGGTATTATCGTCTCAGTAGATTACTCGCAACAAGAATCTTCGTATATCAACAGCCCTTGGTATGTAACCCCGATTACTGTGGCTTGGTATATCTACGATTAAATAAGGAGGCCGCAACATGGCATTCTCTCAAGGGTCGCGTACCCGCCTTTCTCTTCTCCCTGAAGTAACCTTTGGTACCACTCCTTCTGGTAACTTTACGGAACTCCCATTTACTACCCACTCTCTAAACCTCACTAAAGAGCGTGTGACTGGTAACGACATCCAATCTGACCGTATGCCTCGTGTGGACCGTCATGGTAACCGTAACACGGCTGGGGATCTGGTTGTTGACCTTCGTGCTGGTAACTTCGATGCCCTGCTTGAGAGCCTCATGTTCAATACTTGGGATGCCAGCCCTGCTGCTGCACCTGATGAATTGAAGGTGGGTACTACGCTTAAGTCGTTCTCTATCGAAGACTACCTCTCGGATATCGACCAAGCCCGTCTGTTCACTGGTATGGTTGTTTCTCAGGCTTCGTTCTCCATGCAGCCTAACCAGATGGTCACGACAACCTTCTCCCTGATGGGTAAGGACATGGCTATCTCGGCTAATGAAAAGACGACTGATGCAGCTACTGTCAATCAGCCCTTTGATGCTTACAGTGGTGACTTCCGTATTGGTAATTTTGATGGTGCCCTGTCGGAACTGGCTGCTGTAACCTCGATTGACTTCACTGTCAACAACAACCTGAACCCCACCTTCGTTATTGGTGAGGCTACCACCCCCCAGATGGAGTTTGGTCGTTGTGAGATTGAAGGCACCATTACCGCCTACATTGAAGATGCAGCCCTCATCAACCGTTTCCTTAACGAGACTGAGACTGCCTTTGATGTGTCGGTTAATGACCCCTCTGGTAGCAACGAATATAAGTTCTTCTTCCCCAAGGTCAAGATTAACTCTGCTGATGCTCCTCTTGAGAACCCCCAGAGCCGTCTTGTCACCCTGTCGTTTGTCGCTCTGTATGATGACTCTGCTGGTGGGGAAGCCTCTAACCTCGTGATCTATCGCCCCGATAGCACCTGATCTAGAATCCTACTTCGGTAGGCTAGGGAGGGGCTGATATGTCGGGTGTTGGTCCCTCCCGTCTAAATACCACACCCGATAAACCTGACAATGCTCAATGAGCGAAGCGAAGAGGAATACCCGACATGGATCTTAAGGATCTTACCCCGACAAGTGAAACTCTTGAAGTCAAGATTGTTCACCCTACGACCCAAGAACCTTTCCTGAATGACGACGAAACTCAGATGGTAATTGAGGTTTACGCTCCACATACGAAGAAGTATAAGGCTGCAATCTACAAGCAGGCATCTACTCGTATTAAAGTGTCGAGCATGGATGAAGTTGACTTCGAGACTCTGGACACTGCCAGTGTAGAGTTCTTGGCTGCTATCACTAAGTCTTGGAATATTACCTATGATGGTAAGAAGCCTAAGCTGACTGAAGCTAAAGCCAAGGAAGTCTACGACCAAATCTTCTGGCTGAAGGCACAGGTCGAGGAGGCTATCAGTAAATTTGAGGTTTTTACCAAGAACTGATCGGACAATTACTAGCTTATGCTGAACACCAGTTTGAGTTAAGTAAGCCCGATCAGAACGGTGTTACCGTAAGAGAACATTTAGAGACAGTGGAGAAGCAGACCAAGAGGAGACCAGCAGAATTAGAGGGACCAGAGTTCCCCTATCAGTTGTCTCATCTTTGGTCTTTTTTCTTGTCTTTAAGCTCAGGTAGAGCTTCAGGTTTCAGTGGTCCACAAGGTTTGTCGTTCTCCGAAATTAAGGCTTGGTCTGAATTGACTGCCACCCCGGTTACTCCTGCTGATGTAGACGTAATCAAGAAACTAGATGCCGTATATTTGAGGGCTGCTAATGGCTGATCTTAAA